TGATTGAAGATTCATCGAATAATTTATTTTCTAATTCAGATAAATCAATTGTATATTCTTCACCACCATAATTAAATGTATAATCCTTACCATAACCTAAAATACGAGCCGCTACAAATAAAGCGTTCTTATCTCCAGTAATCATATCTTTTAGATCAATTTCTGGGGTCATGATGAGTGCTTGGAGCAGATGGTCTAATACTGTTCCTTTTTGAATTAATGCTTGATTAGTAAGAATATCTTCTTCCTTAGCAGTCATGTATTTCATTTCAATTTTACCTGATGAAAGCGGACTATCTTCAGGATAAAGTAAACCTTTTGAAGGTAATTCAACAACTTCAGTTGGGAAATTAAACTTTTTTTCTTCCATAATTTTTATTAATTATAACTTATATCGAGTATACATATTAAGATAAAAAAAGAGCTTGACATAGCCAAGCTCTCTTTAAAAATATTTGGATTCTTTTTATTAGAAATTCAATACACAGTAATCCATACCAATTGATAACGATAAGTTAACAGCTGCGTTTTCAGTGTCCCAGTTGTATTCACCAAAGTTACCACCTTTAATAAAGGCACCTTTGATTACCCATTCTGAAACTACATCACCTACAGGACCTAATACGTTAAAGGTTAAGTCTTTCTTATAGAAATCACTATAACCATCACGACCAGTTACTGATTCGTGGTGTAGACGAACCCATTCCATTACCGCTTGAGCACCTGAAGGAGTAATAGGATCGAACAACGTCATAGTCAAATCTGACCATTTGGTTTTACCTTTAATCTTTCTGTATACGTTAATGTGATTCAACACTACTTCACCTTGTTCAAATGTAATAGCTGAGAGGGCTTTGATTGTGTATGAAGGAATACCGTCTACATACATAATAAATCTATTTGCCTGCTTTGGTTCGAAGGCGGTGAAAAATATTTCGTTTGGATCTAATACTGCCATTGTTTTATTTATTTAATTCTATTATAAATATTCAAAATTTGAAAAATTACGCCGGGAAAGTAGCTCCAGTTGGTAAGATGTTGAAATCCAAGTAAATGAATTCTGCTGTTCTTGTTGGTTGGATATAAATCTGACCTACCATTTGGTTTCTGTCAATTACGTCAGCTGTGTTGTTTGAATCATCCATAATTACTTTGAAAGCATACAAACCTTGTCTTTGTTGTACTGATTCTAAGTATGGGTTAACTTGGCTTAAGAATTGGTTTCTTGTAGCGATAGTATTTTGTTCGAATACTAAGTTTTGAGCTACTTGAGAAATGTAAGATTTAAGAGCAATTAATAATCTACGAACGTTTACTCTATCTAATGCTGATGCTTTAGTTTGTAATGTTTTCTGTCCGTATACTACAACTCCTGTTCCTGGGAATGTTGCAATTGGATTAACTTTGTTTTGGTATAAAGTATCGCGGTTTGCTTGAGATAATTTTTTCTCAGCTCTAACTACACTACCTAATCCACCTCTGTTAATACCTGCTGGTGCAAACCAAGGTTCTGATACGTTATCGTTGTAAGCATAAACACCTGCTACTACTGTAGAAGCTGGTACCCAAACTAATTGAGCAGAATCTGGATCAATTGTTTGAACCCAAGGCCAATATGCTGCTGCATATGAAGTATTTTTAGCATTTGCTTGACCTGTTACTGTATTAATACTTGAACTGTAAGGTACTAAATCTACTACATAAACGTTATCACCTCTATTTTGTGTATTATTAATTGCAGTTGTTACTTGTGAAGCACCAATTTTAGCTTCCGCTGCAAATAAACCTGGTGTAATTAATACATTGTATTTATAATCATCAGCATTGCCTAACAAGTTAATCATGTTAGTATAATCTGAACCAGTTAAACCTTGAGTATTTGCTACTCCTGTTTTAATTGCATCATAATATTTCGCACCTGCTGCTATTGCTAATGAACCTGCTGCGCCTGTAAATGAACCACTTCCTGCTGCAGGTAATGAACCTGTAAATGCTGGTTTAGCTTGTCCGTTATTATCAAAATATAATGGAGTTGGTGTATTAACACTAGCTACATAAACATATCTTGAATTATTAGGATAAGTTCCATTTACTTCAATTTGGTTATCAGCAGCATTATATTCTCTATATTGATCACCAATTAATCTAGCTACATAATTTGGAGCTGTTGGGTCCATTGATAAATTAGTCCAAGTTTCTAATACAATAGGAGTATTTGCGTTATCATCACCTTGACGGATTAATAAGTTAAATGTACCTGCTGATGAATCTGGGTTTGTAATTTGCCATCTGATGTTATCTGTTGTACCTGAAGATAATGAACCACTAATATCTAATGAACTAGAACTGTTCATAACACCACCTTCAGATAAAGTAGTTAATACTAAAGCTTGAGCTAATGAAGCAGAGTTTAATATAGTTACTCCGCCACCAACAGGACCAGTTACTGAAGCAGTTGCTGTTGTTGCTGGTGAAAAAGTACCACTTACTACTCTTGTTACTAATAATGTTTGACCACCATTGTTAAAGTAGTTAAAAGCTGCGATTGATGTAAAGTAAGTATAAACTTGACTAGCACTTAAAAAAGTTGTACCAAATTTGTTTTGATAATCGCTATATGAGCGAACAACTGTTGGGGTTTCAACAGGACCTTTTACTGTTGGGCCAATGATAGCTGCTCCAACGGTGATTGGTTGAGATGAAACGAAAGAATTGTCATTTTCTAACGCTAATACACCCGGAGATATTAATGTTTCTGCCATTTTTAGATTTGATTAATGTTTTGTTATAAATATGTAAGAAAACTTCAAAATGCTATTAAGAGATTACTTCTCCCGTAGACAAATTGATATTTCCATCACCATACTTTTGTTGTAATAAACTACCTAAATCTAATTCAGCTGCTTTTAATTTTGATAAATCTTCAATTAATTTTTCTTTTTGCAATTCTAAATCTTGAATGTTTATTTCAATAATTCCGAATTGTTCAACTAATTGTCCTCTTTTACTATCTAATTCTTGTAATTTTGATAACTCTTCTGATGTTAAAACTTTATTTTCCATGTTAATAAATATTAAGGATTTTGTTAATAGATTCAATTACTCGAGAAGAAGTAATTGTTTTTGTACATTCAAATTGTCTTGAAGTATTTTTGTGTTCTGGGCACCATTCCCAATCACCCGCATTTAACCAATGGCGATTAAAACATCCCGAACAAACATTTGTATCATAATTAAATATACGTTCGCAATCTAAAAATTCACTATATGGTTCGCTAAATCCTGAGATTAATATAGTTGGTGTTCCAATTGACCAAGATAACCAAGATAATCCACTACCTAATCCTATAAAAGCATCAGCGTATTTTATATCAATCATTCTATCTTCAATTGGATAATTACCAGTTTTGTTAATTACACCTTTTAATTTACCTCCTAATTTAGAATCATGCCAATTATCACCTAATTTTTCCTGAGTAATCATTACTACTTTGTAACCTTTACCATTTAAATAATCAATAATCGCTTGCCATCCACCTTTATGATTCCAATACTTAGCATGGGCTGAAGCATGAGGTGCTATAACAACATATTTACCATCAATTTGTTTTCCTTTATTAGGAATTGATACTTTAGGTTTAGTTTCAACATAATTTAAACCTAAAGTTGAACTAGATGTTTCACCAAGGGGATGTTGTTTAAACTCAATTGGAATTTTTGATAAATTTACTGTTTTATCTTCGTTATAATGCCATCCAATACTATACATGGCGTATAAATCAAATACTTCTGTTCCTGGTTTAACAAACTCTAATTCAGGATATTCTTTTTCAAACCATTCATTATGAAATGTTGAACATATTACTTTACAATTGTGTTTTTTTCTAAATTCGTCCACAAATGGAAACCATGCTAATGTATCTCCTAATGCTGATGAATCTAAATGAATATAAACACGTTTATCTTTAGCATCATAACTATGTTCAAATACTAATTCATTATTACTTTTATCATAAACTTCAATGCGCCAATCTACAAAATATTGAATACCCGGTTTAGTCCACATATTATTATTTATTGTGGTTTCATGGATAAGTTTATCTTTTTGTTTATCAAAAAATTTAACTAAATATGATTTAGATTCAGGGCCTAAAATTTCTAAAAATACTCCATTAAGAAAATGATACTTAAAAGAATGATTTTCTTTTTTAAATGGAACGTTTAGTTTAGTTGTATTGTTATATTCTTGAATTAAAACTTCTTTCATATAAATCTTTTATAAATTTCTATTATTTCTTTTGAACGATTAAACCATGATAGTTCCTGAGATGTAATTTTAATTTTTTCTCTATAGGATTCCCAATTTTGTATAATATCTTGTAATCCTTTGTTCATTTCAAAAATATTACGAGGAGCTCTCCAAGCACCATGAAAATCAGTATTGTGTTCCCAATCAGAAATAATAGGTAAACCAGCAGCTGCTGCTTCTACCATTGTTAAATTTGGATGTCCTGCTTCTAACATTGTTGGATGGATAAAAACATCATGTTCATGGTACAATTCTAATAATTTACTATTAGGAGTGTCAAAAACCAAACTTAGTTTAGGATAATTTAACATCCATACATTATTATTAAAAAAATGTGTATTATTATATGGTCCTGCAATTGTAATTGATAAATTATTTAACATTGCTAATCCTAAACCAAATGTAAATCCTTTTCTATCAAAAGCAGCATCTCCTGCTAAACCATTATTTGCTACCATTAGCAATTTTGGTTGTATTGGTGCTTCTTTTTCAATAGGATAAAATTCATCTATGTTTACACCGTGAGAAAAATAAACACATTTATCATTTTCAAAATAATCAACTAAAAATCTAGCAGGCATTAAAGATATAAGTGAACCTTCAATTGCTTTTAAATTTTCTTTATAAACATGAGAATTTTTACCATAATAAAAAGCATGGTGATCATGTAATTGATAAATGTATGGAATACCTCTTTCAGCTAATTGAATTGCTAAATTAGCTACGTGACAATGGATTATATCATATTCTCCAACATTAATATGACCAGCCATTTTAATATCTACTTCATGTCCTAATTTCTTTTGGTTTTGGGTAAATTCCCATACTATTTTTTCAATAGCACCCCATGATGGTGGTGGAATAGGAATACCACAACCTGGATCGACTTGACAAATTTTCATTATGTTGTAAATATTAAAGGATTATCAGTTGAAGCATCTTTGATTGTTTGTTCTATAATACTATAACCTGGTAAATGCTTTGTATAAATTTTTTCCGCTGTTCCTATTTTTAATTGAGCAACATTACACATCCATAAATCAATAGCATCCCAAGGTAATGTTTCTAGTAATTGCTTGATTTTTTTAGTTTTAATATTGTTGATTAAATATGATTGCGCTGGTATAAACGGTGTTACATTGGTATAAATGTCCTCAATTTTGGGGCCATTTAAATTTCTATTTTGCCACGGATTACCAAAACCAATTACATCCATATCTGTTTGATAAGATATTTTATTAAATCTAAGTAATGAATCGTATAATTCTTGATAATCACTATCAACTATAACATCACCTTCTACAATTAATATAAAATCATAATCAGTATTATCTTCAGCGCATATAGCGTTTTTATGAGCTAAATAACATCCATAATGTCCTGGA